AAGCGTAAACATTAACATGATGACATTAGCGCCAGGAGCATTCGGCGGTAACGTTCAATAGGAGGGATAATGGTAGGGACAACACTTATAGATTATGCAGTAAATAAAGCCCAAGGGATGTTTGTCGGGCTTATCTCCTGGAACATGGACGACATCAAGTCAGGCGGTGCCAAAGATAGCTTCACGGACAAGCTCCTCAACAAAATAACTGGTGGAAGCACGGGAAGAATCTTCGCAGACGTCAAAATCAGCGAAGCCCACAGATTCATGTCCAACGTGACGGAACAAACCATGGAAGACGGATCGGTCGTGAGTGAACACGTCATCCCACAGCCAGAACAAGTGACGCTCCAGATAGAGGAAACAAACAACACCATCGGGTCAAGATTCTCTGGCGGGTTCTTTGGGCCACAACAAACATTCGAAAAGCTTGTGGAACTCTGGGAAAACGCTGTCCCACTGACCGTCACGACACAACACAAACAATACACGGACATGGTCATAGCCAATATGCCAATGCTACACCGTGCGCCATACCGGAACGCCCTACAAATCAGCGTGGACCTACGAAAGCTCAGATTCACCAAGATGGAAGTCGTGTCCTACAAAGGAAAGACAGAAGGACTGACAAAGGCGGCGTCCAAGAACGTGTCCGGCGGAATGCAGATAGCAACAGATTTTCTAGGAGGGTAATATGCCACAGCTAATTCCATTCACAAATGACGGTTGCAGAACGATAGACATAGCCCTCGGGGATAATATGTTCCGTATGCGCACAAAATACCTGCCCTACACGAAAACATGGCTTCTGGACATCATGGACCAGGAAGACAACCCGATCGTGATGGGAATCGCACTCAACACGGGCGTGGACAACCTTGTCAAAGGAATGACAAAGATATTCGAAAACCAAACAATCAGGTGCATATCACTGGACGGGACGGAAAACAACACACCAGAAAGCCTAGGGACGTCCTGTGTGGTCTTGTATTACCCAGAAGGGGAAGAACCACCACAACTCTGGAAAGACAAAATGCTGGAGGACTAGATGGCGAAATACAACCGAGAACTCGTCTTTGAAATTGGACCGTTTGCCGAATGGGAAACCGTAAAGGATACCCAAGTCGGGATCAGAATCGTGTCCAACGGGAACATCGGAACACTCAAAGCCACACTCCACTGCCAGAAAAACATCCTGTCTGTCCCAAACAACGCCGAAATAAGAATCTGGAACCTGAAGTCCAGCACACGCCAAGCGTTCAAAAAGACAGGACTTTACATAAAAGCATACGCAGGATACGAGGGAGGATCACACGAACTCCTATTCTCAGGATCCATAGAAGCAACCAAAACGAAAAGAGTCGGCTCCGACATAGTGACCACGCTCGTCTGCCTAACTGGCGGAAGCAACCTCGTGCGAGCCACATTCACAAAAACATATGAACAGGGAGTTCCAGTGTCGCAGATCGTCACGGAACTGGCCCAAACAATACCGGGAATCGTCATTGACCCAACAAAGATAAACGTAAGCGGAACGATAGGGTACAAGGGATTCTCATATGCCGGGAGTACAAGGTACGGTCTTCAAAAGCTGGCCGACCAATACGGATTCTCCTGGAGCATAAACAACGGAACGTTCGTGGCCATGGACGATATGTTCGGACGCCCGTCAACAATCTTGCTGAACGCTAATTCTGGGCTGAAAGAAGTTTCCCCAAGAATGTTCGGAATTAATCAAGTTCAGGAAGGGGTGGATATTTCCAGCATTTACGTGCAGGGAATAGACGCCGGTCAAATCATTCGTGTGGTGTCGAGTGTGAGTCCAGAATTGTCAGGTAGCTATACCTGCCACACGATTGATTATGACCTATCCCCAAAGGAAAACCAATGGGATATGACCATCAACTCTTTCAAGGATATACCATGACCGATAATCGTTGCGTGACATCAATGGAACAAAAAATAGAAATAGACTTCTGGCGCAACGCCATGCGGCTCAATACCAGCATACCCGGAATCATCAACGCATTTGACAAAACAACAAACACCGTGAGCGCAACACCAGCCATCAAGGCGAAATACATAAATCCTGATACAGGGGACGTGTCATACATCCAATACCCAATGATAACGAAAATCCCTCTGGCAATAGCCCGTGGCGCTGGCGTACGCTTTACATACCCAGTGACACCAGGACAACCCTGCACGCTGATATTCAGCCAGCGCAGTATCGACAACTTTGTCCTAGAAGGAGCCATAGCCAACCCGGTGGAAGGAAACAACCCGATGACATCCATCATCCGTTGCATGGACCTGACGGACGCAATGTGCTTCCCAGGAGTCATCACAACCAAGGATCCAGTAGCTGACTACGCCACTGACGCAATTGAAATCAGAAGCGATGACGGAAAAGTAAAAGTTTCGGTTAAACAAGATTCATTGACATTGATGCAAGATTCTGCTACAATGACAATAAGTGGAGGGAACATAGAAATGACAGCCGGAACGATAAACATCACAGGAACGACAGCCGTGAACATTAAAGCCCCGGCAACCAGTGTCGGAGATGTGACCACCATCGACACAAAACCGTTCTTGCAACACATCCACACTGGCGGAACGATCCAAGGTAAGACAGGAGGGGTCGAATAATGGCAGGATACTTGGACATAGTAATTGACCCACATACAAACGACATCGGATACGAGGACGGGAAAGTAAAGTTCTGCACGGGGGAAGACGAAACAATCCAGCGTGTCAGAACGTGCCTGCGCAGAATCGAAGGGGAATGGTTCCTAGACACAAACGCAGGACTACCATACTTCGGCGGACAAATGCTCGGCGGGAAGGACCTAGAATACGTCAAGCTCCTCATCCGGGAAGAATTGCTACTCATCGAGGGGGTCAACAAAATAACGGAAATCAATATCCTCATGGACAAAGAAACGAAAGCAACGTCCGTCTATGTGGAAATTGAACTCAACCAAAACGTGTATAAAATAACGGAGGAAATATAATGACCACATTCGGAATGACACCAGAAGGGTTTGTCCCAAAAAGACTCGCAGACATTCTGGACAGCATTACAACAAAAGTCCAGAACATCAAGCACCCAGTGACAGGGGAATACCCATTCATAAACGAATCAGCCGACTCTGAACTCGGACAGTTCTCCCAGATCATAGCCGAGGAACTTTCCATTGTCTGGGAACAAGCATACCAAGCAAGCGTCCAGTTCAACCCGATCAGCGCCAGCGGGTCATCACTCCGTAGCCTTGTGCAAATCAACGGAATCACACCTTCATACGGTGCCAATACTGAAATCTCAATGACGCTCGGTGGAACCCCCGGTTCAGTTATCCCTAAAGGATCCTTGATAGCCAACCAAGCCGGGACGGAAGTATACGCCACAGTGGCAACCGTAACCATCCCAGCAGGCGGAACAGTAACCGTGAACGCCATCTGCACTGAAGACGGACCAAATGACCCATCGGCCAACACTATCATATCCATCCAAACGCCTGTAGCAGGGTGGAACTCCGCAACCAACACATCAACCGTGGCTGTCGGGGACGTAGCCGATACGGACGAAGAATTGCACGTCAAACAACAAAGAGCCACATCCGCCACCGCATACAGACAGGTGGACGCCATCATCTCTGGCTTAATGAACGTGGACGGTGTCCGATTCGCACGCCTGTACGTCAATAAAGAAACAACAACGGACGCAAGAGGAATCGCAGGGAAGACAATCGCACCAGTGGTCGTAGGTGGAACGGACGAGGATATTGCCAACGTGCTACGCCTTAAAATGGGCGCAACGGACAACACAGAAGGAAATCTTGCCACCCCAGTAACCTACACAGGACCACTCGGGGACACGCAGACAATCGACTTCTACCGCCCGATATCAGTGCCAATCTATATGGAAATAGACGTAACCGTGACGGACGGATCTGTCTGGACGCCTGACTCAGTGAATCAAATCAAACAGGCCATCATAGACTACGCAGAATACGACCAAAGCGGAACCTACGGATTCCCACCGGGAGGGGACGTCCTGCTCTCAAGGCTCTACACCCCCATTAACTCGGTGCCAGGGTTCTCTGTGACATCACTGACAATCGGAAAAACGTCAGGATCCTTGGCCGCAAGCGATATCACAATCGCCTGGAACGAAATAGCCACGTTCTTGGCAGAAAATATCACGGTCAACGTAAGCATACCATAAGGAGGGAAACATGGCATACTGGGCATTATTATTCACGATACTCGGTGGACTGTTCCGTAGAATGCTTGGGACAACCGTCTACATAGGGAAATTCAAAGTCCACAGAATCTACAAGCTCATCCTGCTGTGCATGGCCATGTACTGGGCAGGCGGATCATTCCCAGGAAACAAAAGAGAATGGTTCTGCATGGCGTGGGCCATCGGATGGATGGTCAGATACAACAACCACACCCACGGGGACTACTTCTTCCTGGACGATACAAGCCCGGACGAAGAACGGTCATTCTGGGTCGGGAAAGTCCTGAAGCTCTTGTTCGGAAAAGGAAAGTATTACAACTTCGCCGGAAACTTCGTAGGGCTGACACTCGGATATCTGGTGCCGGCAGTGCTGGCAAGCCTGACAATGCCGAGTCATTACTTTTGGATCGCTGGGTTCACAGCCCCCATCGGATACGCATTGTGTGAACTCGGTCTAGGACGAAACGGAAGTACAAGATACGCAGAATACTTCAACGGGGCCATGATGTTCCTCTTGTTCTTCATAAACGTGGTGGCATAAATGGCGGAAACAGCATTAAGATTTGACGACATAACATTCGACCTGAAGAAGATATCAGAAAGCAGGATCCTGAGCCAATACTCAACTAGCCCACTGTACAAACTGCTTCTCGGGGTTTATACCAGTGAAATCCAGGAACTCTCGGACGCCATTGTGGAAATGATAAAGTGTCGGACTATCGCCAAAGCGCAAGGCAAAAATCTGGACACAATAGGCAATATCGTAGGATACAAACGGGCAATGCTGAACTTTGACACATCCTTCTGGTTCGCACCTGATGAAGCAGGATCGGCCCCGGACAACGGACACTGGTGGGTCAGGAACAGCCCGCAAGCCGAAACAGAACTCATGGACGATGAAACATATCGCAAATGGATATGGATGAAGATCCTGAAGAACCACAATAAGTTCTCGGCCAAACCAGAAATCGAGAACGCCATATACGAAGGAATCGGCGAAACCGTAGCCATCCAGCGCACTGGAATGATAGAACAGGATCTATACACGACAACCAGCATTTCAACCACGAATAAGAACCTGCTGGCCTATGTGACCGACACAACGCTCACGGACAACCAATATCTGTTCTCATATCCAGCGGCCACGAAGATCGACAACGTGACGGAAAAATAACTGGACTTTCAAAACAGCCAATGATATAATGAGGGGGTGGCTAGGGATTGCAACCCGAAAGGCAGAACCTTACTGCTTGCCACACAAATAATTTAAGGGCTTACATAAGGAGTAAGAAAATGACAACGTATGCATACCTACGGGTGTCATCGTTCCACCAGGACGAAGACAACCAAAGAACCGGCGTAGAAGCCAAAGCACAACAAATCAACCAACGGATAGACAAATACATCATAGACAAGGTGTCAGGGACGAAGGAACCGGACGAGCGCAACCTAGGGA